GGTGGGTAAGAACCCCATGCATTGAATTCACCGTAGTCCATTTCATGCCTAATTTATAAAGCGCCGGCAATCATCAGTTGACTGCGCTAATTACTTGCTTGTTTAACTTTTAAAATTTTGCAATTTTTGTTTGGGTTTTAATAAGAATTTTTGAACCATCATAAAGGACACGAATTACCTCAAACACTCCGGAAGAAAGCCGTAAACGGCCTCATCATCACCATCAAAGTTGCGGCATTCATCCGCAAACAATAGCAACTTAGAATAATCGCTACTGCTGAAAACAGTGGCATCAGCATCCTCAGCAATGCTCATGTTGAGCATCCTAATTTGCACCTGCGAAGTTGGGTAAACCTTATTCGCGCAACGCTCAAAATGCCCCTTAACATCCTTCATGGTGTAAACCGAATGAGTGCCATCCCCGAATGCGCGGTCAACCTCTTGGTAACCATCAGTGCGCATTTCGCGGGACCAGAATTGCTTATCGTGCTTATTTAATTCAATTATTCTAAAAGCCGAATGCTCGAAACCCCGCTGCAAGGGTTCAATGCGCCCGGCAAACATGGACGCCAAAGAAAGAAATCTGGCGGCCGTGGAAGATGGCGTTATGGCAACGTTGGTTTGGGTGCCCAACTTGGCGGTATAACGCTGGATGGCTGGCACCCAAGGAACATCATCACAAACAAGCCCAGCCTTCACGGGAAAGTGGGCCCCAATGATCTCAAGGCGGCCTTGAACAATGGTTTTCAGCTTAGCTGAATAGCCGAGATCTTCTTGTTCGCGGATGATAAGCCCAGTAGGGCCGCCGTTCCTGGGGTCGGCCAAGCAACGGGAGGCTGCGCCTCCACCATCATCCCCTTCAAATATCCCGCGTAGGAAAATATCAAAGGAAGATGGCGCCGGGGCATCGGCGGTTTGGTACAAGGGGATTGACTTGAACTTCCAATCAAACGTTCCATCCTGCAGCCTGAACTTGCCAGTGTCCTTGTTTCTGGCAAACAAATGCTCAGGGTTATCAACTATGCTGCAGAACACCCCACTGGTTTCATTGATGAAATTGACGCCACTGGTCAACGCCCAGCCGGAATCAAGATAGGTGTCGGGAAACTTGGCAATGAACCAAGCATCTTTTGGAACGTCGTCGCCCTTGATGCGAAACTTAAGCTGCATTCCATGCTTAACATCGTAAACAATCTTTGCTTCATGCAGCCCTGAAAATTCAGCGTTTATCTTCTGGCTTATCCGCTTGTTGATGCGCATAAGCGCATTGTAGGTGTAACTGAGCAGCCCAACGCCCTGCCGGTTGCATCGCTCATGCAACTCCATGCCTGTTTGATCAATCTCCCAGGCACAACTTTCGGGGACGCGGGGCCCATGGCCCCTGGCCACTCGCTTCTTGTCATTCCACGGATCCATCATCATCTTGCCGAAGGCATCAAGTACATCCTCCCGGGGCCTATGTTTGATGGACATCTTGTAAAAGATGCCATCGTCATGATCGAAAAGGATGTGCTGAAAAATGCCTGTAGAAATGATGTTGACAGCCAACAAGAGAAGCGTATTATCGCAAACCAAACGCGCTGCCTTGCCGGATTTCATAACAACCTCAAGCTTCCCATTCGCCTTGCGAATGCCTATCTGCTCGGGCTTCAAAGTCGTCTGCAACTCAGCCTGTGCCGTCTCGATGTCCTTCTGGGAGAACTTGCTCATGGCTATCTCCTTGAACTCCTTGCCGGCATAAAGTTTGGCGTAAGCCGCATCAATCGCTTCATCTGTGAGGCATTCAAGATTGAATTTCCTCCAAAAGCGGTTAAGGCGCTTCGCAGCGTTGGACGAGCTTTTGAAAGCCAACTCGGGAAATTCGCCATCGGCATCGGGGAAAACAGAACGTTTAACCTCCGACCTGCCCTCAAGTGCAGTAACCACTGACGGCCGGTCCTGCGCATTGTGCACAGTGACCGCGTGAGTGATGGGCCCCACGGCTTGAGCTGAGTCTCTGGCCACGGGGACCATTTCAACGCCCGGAGGGGGGGTCAAATACTCAGTATCCCGCAAGCGCGTGTCGACATCCAGCGCCGCCAGCCTTGAATGGGCTGTGGTGCCGGCAATGGAAAACCTGGC